ATGGGCAACATATAGACAAGCATTAAGAGATTTACCTGAAAACATAAAAAATATTGATAATGTTTTTTATCCAATACCGCCAAATGACTGATGATATTTATTATGAGATACCTACAAAATCAGGTATCAATGCTGATGAAATAATAAGAAAATATAGCAAAAGTAATTGGGGGGAATACGCATCGTTTAATGCTTTAGAGCTTCCTGATGAGTATTTAAAAGCTGATTCTTTTATTGAGTGGCTTTCTAATAAATATGAAATGCAATTAATTTTATTTTATTACCCGCCATATTATGTTTATAATTGGCATTTAGATTTAAGGCGCGGCTCAACTTTAAATTTGTTATTAACTTTTGATGGTAATAGTCATTGTATTTTTACAAATCAATTAAATCATACAAAAAAAGTTTTTAATTTTAGAGAGTTAGTTTATAAACCAAACACTTATTATTTGTTAAACACTCAAGTTTTTCATAGCGCTTATAATTTTGATAAGCCAAGATATTTGATAGGGTGCGAATTTAAAGAAAAAAAAGATACTTTATCTTATGAGAAACTAAAAAATAGCGTGATTGAATATTATGCTAATAACCAAAAAAGCTGAAACAATACAAGAGCAAGAATTAGTTTTTAAAGCATTACCTAGTTTAAATCCTATTAATTGTTTACACATATACGCTTATTGGCAAGGGAATAAATGCGTAGGAGCTTCATGGCTTGATTTAGAATATCCGCATTATTTAAACATGGAATATTACGATAAATCGGCAGTCATTGTAAAAGCCATAGCAGAATCATTTAAAGAATTATTTAAGATTAAAAATTGTTTAACCGCTAAAATACATAAACATAATTTTAAGTCTTTAAAGATGACTAAACAATTAGGATTCTATACACTATACGAGAAAAATGGATTCATTATTAAAGAAATAACTCCAAAAACTTGGCGATACCATAAAAGGTATCCATTAATTTAGAAAGCGTATTATGGATTATCAAGCTATTATGAACATCGTTCTAGGTGTTGCTCTGTCGGTCAGTGGGTGGTTTATGCGTCAGATGTGGGATGCAGTTAAGTCACTTAAAGAGGATATTCAAAAAATTGAAGTGGATTTGCCAACGCACTATGTCCGCAAAGACGATATGGAAGCAAGATTTGATCGTATTGAAGCAATGCTTGACAAGTTATTTGATAAGCTTAATAGCAAAGCAGATAAATAATGATTTTCTTGATGTCTTTGTATTGAATAAAAGTCATAATTTTAAACACAAGCTATTTTGCTTGTATTCTATTAAGGACTAATTATGTGGACAACTCCATCAGCAACGGAAATGAGATTTGGCTTTGAAGTAACTATGTATGTTATGAATAAGTAATTATACCCATTTAGGTATAAATAAAAAAGGGGCATTTTAAGCCCCTTTCCTATATGTGAATACCGATTTTCTGAGGAACGCTATTCACCACTTTGAGCTACAATGTAGCTCAAATTCTATTATTGTAAGTTTCATTTATCAAAAAACATAGCTAATGTAAATCTGTAGTGAGGTGCTAGCTGTGATTGCACCTTAATTGAATGGGGTATGCCACCATCAAGCAAAATTAATCTTTTAGGTTTGTATAATGATGTATAAATGACTTCAGTTAGATCATCATTGTAAAACATTGTTTCCCCAGCCCATTCGGGTTTCCAATCAAGGTTTAAATAATAAAGTAAGGAGTATTGATTGTGATGCGTATGCGGAAAATAAGTGTCTGATGGTGTTGATAGGTTAATGGTAACCCTATCCAAAGAACAATCTTTTAGTTTGTTGTATATTTCCAAACTTTCAATAGCATTTTTTAATCCACAATTAGCGTAGTCATCCAATGACCAAGCTGAATGCAAATATTTATTTGTTAATCTTTCAACAGCTTCCGTATCTTGAAAGCCAATTCTGTAAAAGGAATTTTTAACTGTAGTAAAAAAATGTTCGTGTTGCGCTGTAGTAAAAGCATCATCAATTATATATATTGACCTTCCTAAATTGTCTTGTATTGTTTTCATTTTTATCTAACACATAAAATTATAAAATATAAAATCCACCAAATTAAATCAGCGTCATAATGATACAAGCTAAACGCCACAAGCAAATCAAGCATCATTTAATATAATGCTCACCGGTATTGTCATTCAATCCGATAATATCAACCTTATCTTCATCCCAGCTAACTGTTTCATCTGAATCATAATACTTTTCTTTGCGACCAAAAACTAAATCATAATTGTCGTCAAACTTTTTCTTTTGTTTAAGTTTGGGAGTTGAACCTTTTCCGGCTTCGCTATACTTCATATGCCTTTCCTCTAAACGCTATAACATCATCTTGAATAACTTCTACCAATTCGGGAGGTAAAAGTTTGCCTTTGTGAAATGATAGCACAGCAAATCCGCTTCGCCAATTCTTTGGGTTGTCTTCCGTATAGTTTAAAAATTGATCGCCATCTACATCTGCCAGCGTTCCTGTATCAACACCATAGCGAGTGCCGGTGTAATCCGTATAAGCCGAAACTTTAAGAGAATGTAAATGACCGGTTACCATACTTGTTCCAGCGCCCATTGTATTGTTATGAGTAGCGTGAACACCACCTTTCCAGCGATGTTTAATACATACATCATTAACCCAAGTTGCCCAGCAAGGTTTCCAAGCGGGAAAATGATCTTTTAAATGAAAGCCATTAACAAACTCATACTCCGGTGCGACTGCCGCCAAATAAGTTTCAAATCGAGAATCATGATTGCCTAATGTCCAAGTCAATACCGGAGTGGGTTTAACTTGTTTTGCAGCCGCTTCAATGCCATCCATCATCGCTTTACAAGCATTTAATTCATCAATAACACTTGGGCGTTCCTCAAGAAATCCTATGCGACCATGACGCGATATTGAAGCGCCATCGAATACATCGCCATTAGCAATAATTAACTTTGGCTTCAATTCAGCTATAAATTTAATTAAAGCTCTATATGCAGTTGTAGGGTTGTTATCCCAAAAGTGAGCATCAGAAAATACTAATACAACGCCATCTTGAATTGGAACATTGATTCTAGCAGAATGTCTTTCAATGAAAGGTTTTTCTTCATTGGCTTGTAAACTTAAACCATAACGAGATTCCATGCTTCTGCGTCTTTGTTGAACAGAACGAATTGAAATGCCTGTTTTAGTTGAAATTTTTTGACAAGATTTTAATTCACCCCACAGCTTTATAAATTCTTCATCTGATATTAATTTTGGCATACAATCCTTAAAAAAAGTGGGCTACTCCCTTTTTTACTCTGTTAAATCTACGAAAAAAAACAGAGAGGTTTCACCCGTTATTATTAAAATGGAATATCGCTGTCCATGTCTTCAAAGCCACCCATACCAGCACCGGCATTGACAGGGTTTGAGCTTCCAGCACCTAATGAATCAGGCGCTAATACTTTTGATTGAACTTTTTTTCCAATAGATAATCTCAAGTATGTTTCACCATTTGATTTTGCTTTCATTTTACGAATACCAAAATAATGTTTGTCCCCAGCTACAACATTTTCAGGAATTTCAATTTGTCCCGTAAAATCTGAATGCCAATCCTCTTGTTTTACTTCTACTTTAAACGCATTTGCTGAACCAGCTTTTTCAATATATTCTGCCATCTTATTTTCCTTCTTTTAGTTTTAAAATTGTTTCCGTAATTTCATTGTCAAACTTAATGACTTCAGCTTCCATGTTAGCTATGTATTCATCATCTCTTTTAATCTCAACAAGACATAATTGTAACTCATCTATCATGTCGGGATCAAAAGAAACTAAATGACAATAAAACCTATTTGTAACCGCTAATTGCCATTGAACTTGGTCAAAATACCTAGCGCGCAACGCTTGTCCTTCCGACAAAATGTAATCAATATGCGTTTCGGGATTTGGGCATTTAATTTCCAATAATCCGTCAATATCAATTAATCCATCCGGTGAAGCTCCAGCGTTTAAAATAACAGGGTGATTAACAAATGATACTTGCTCTACAAACACATTATGTTTAATCTCATAAGCTGCCCTAGCAATAGGCTCAAGCAGCGTTCCTCGTTCCATAGCAGCGTTTGTATAACCTTCTAAACGCTTTCCTGTTAATCGTTCACGGACAAGCTCGTTGCGGTATTTTTTACGGGTTAAAGATTCAGCGCCAGCTCTGCCGGTTGCCAATACATCTGACAATCTTGAAGCTGTAATTTTGCCTAGTCTTGCCGCAAACCAATCCTCGCTACCTTGTTCAATGTTATCCATTTTTTAACCTTCCATACAATGGCGCTAGTAAATATTTATCACCCATTTCGCGCTTTAACTTTTCCATTTTTGTGCGTCTTGCTTCGATTTGCATAAGCTCTTGCGCGGAATAATAAAATGTAACGCCAAAAAAATTTGAATTGCGAATGCCTTCATCATTCATATCATGCCTCGCATTCTGTATTCAGCTACAAGGCATTTTTCCTTGAATCTGTTTTTAACTGTAATGCGGTTGGTTACAATATTGACACCTTCTTTGCGCAAATCTAAAATACGCGCAGACAGCCGGTAAATGCCAAGCTCTTTTAAAGCTTCTAATGGTTGAATGGTTTTATTTTTCTTTAGGTATTTAAACAACTTTTCAGATTGTGGCGACATTTGTTACTCCTTTAATGTAATGATGATTTAATGTTTTAACTACTTTGCGAAGCTGATCCGCTAACTTCTTATCAAAATCATTTTGCGCTCTATCACGCAATTCTATTTCGACATCTTCAACTGCGATTAACATAGTGATAAGATCA